GGCGCAGCATCTCTAGGTTACCCATGTCAAAGTATTCCCGTTTCACGCCACAAGTGCCGCCAAGGCGAAAATTAAAGGTGTGCTGACCCGTAGCCTCAAACTTTGGAAAGACCTCTCTGGCGGCGTTATAGAAGTGCCTGTCCGCTGCGGGGTCTGGTCGGTTGAGAATGATGGCGATCTGCTTTAGGCAATCTGTCCGCATACCCCACATACACCAATCAACGAAATGGTGGCCAGGAGCATTCCATACGGCGGCAACTTCCCCCAACGCCTCGCAATTATCGTAAAGCAAAAAATTGCCGTCCTCATCATTGATCTTGCGAAAAGAGTACGCCCAGTCATTCCCTTCTTCGATCTTCTCCATAATGGTCTGTACATGATTTACCTCATACCAATCGTCATCATTGCAAAAGAAAGTGACATCCTCAGTCACCAGCTGGGGGCAAGCAGCTAACCAACGCTGGCCAGCATAGCCACGACCGCCAATGCGGTTATCCCAAAAACAAATCTTGACCTCTGGGTTTAGACGGCGAAGTTCAGCATAGGCATTAAAGTCGTCATCACACAGGATGTAATGCGTGCAAGGGTAAGTCTGAGCTTTCACAGACGCGATGCAGTTAGAAAGTTCCCAAGGACGCTTGCCGTTGGTCACCGTCACTACGGCGGCGGTTTTCATTGATGTTTCCCCATTCGTTTGATTTCAAAATCAGCCAAATCCCAGTACGCGACCTTGAGCCGCGCTTGATGGTTCTTCGCTAGGGCGATCAGCTGGTCATAAGTCATTTGACTGTACTTTTCTTTCCATTCGGCCGCCAAGGCAATTTTTTGCCTCTTAGTGCGGCAAACGATCGCCTTTAGCATTTCTGACTTGTACAAAAGCCGCTCTGCGCGCAGCTTTTCAATGTCTGATGTCTCCGTCATCTGGGTCTAGTAGCTTATTTAACCGTTCTATTTCCGCTTGAGCTTGCATGAGAAGCTTAGATGATTCGCCATGAACTCGCATAAGTTCGTGAAAAATCTGATCTTTGGTCATAGACCAAACCCTCGTCATGTAAGACTTCTTGGCGTCATTGTCCGCCTTTTCAATTAAATCATTAACGCTTATTCCGTTCTCCATACTCTTACCCCGTTACCTTCCCGTCTTGCGACAAATTTGCGCTCATGGGTTTTACCCGCACGATAGTTGTTGTTACACATGGTGCGAATGTCCGTGTCTTGCACAAAAAACGAATCACCTACATCCATGGTCTTGTAAGGGTAGCTATTGCGTTTTTTTGCTTGTGGCGTTGGCACATTCTTTTCTATTGCTATACTCATATCGTCACTCCTTTGTTTAACCTAATAATACAACACTATGATACACACATACAACGAATATCATTTAGGCGATCAACTGATTCATCTTAACTATTTGAGAAAGGTTTGCAAGGAAAACCCTCACTTAGATTTCACGCACCATTGCCAAGAGCAATACCACGCGCAGCTGCTCCCGCTTTGTGAAGACGCGCCCATCCTATTGCGCGATTTACGCATCCCGCCAGAGGCCGTCAATAGCTGGATAGGCTACAAGAACTTCTTTTACAACCATCAAGCCAGGCGCGATTGGGTGGCATTCCACTTCGATTGGTTTAACTATCTATCAGACCGCCTAGAAGTGCCTAACCCGATAGCTGGCAAGGAAGACTTATTGCTCGATTACCCCGCATTAGGCGAGCCATGCAGATACGAGTTTGAGTACCTCATCATTAACTCGCCCCCCGCATCTGGGCAACTTCCAGACTTTACCCCTCAATTCTTTGCAAATCGGGCGCGAGATTTAGCAAATGAGGGCATAAAAGTGATTACAACCCATCCTACAGGGGTCGTTCCTAGCACGCTAGAGAGCAATTACACGGTAACTGATATCGGGGTTCTCTCCAAACGCGTCAAGCACATAGAGGCGATAGACACAGGACCGCTCTGGCCAACCTTCAATAAGTTCAATCAAAACAGCGTGTTATCACGCACCATCTACGGAACAACATCAGACCGCATAGACCTAGCTCCCAATACCATCTGTTTGCAGCATCTGTAAAAACACGAATTTTTTTTGGGGGGAGACACGAGAGGGGCACTCGCCTCTACAAGCCATGCCCAAAATAATAATCCATAAAATCATTATCGAGATAATCGGAGATAATCCGATTGTCCATTATCGGATAATCCTAGATTATATTATATAAATATATTCCTATACCCTTATACATACCATTATCTATATAAATACCCTTATACCCTTGTATATATATTCAAATATATATTATTCGGTAGAGCGCGAATAAGGGCATATATACTCAATATCGTTATTACCCTTTTCTTAATATACGATTATCTATATTACATACATAATAACTATTAAACAAATATGTATATATACATATATATAAACTATAGATAATAGATAAATACTATATATATATATAGTCTATAGACAATCTATGTATGCTCGGCTCACAAAATGAGCTATACCCCTAAAACGCGTTAAAACGCTCTATACGCCGTTTTTGTCTTTTACCTAGTATTTACATCAACTCGTCGAGAACTCTAGTAATCAAGTAAACATAAGGGTTATACGGCTATTGTTGTATGTCATTCTGTATGTAATTACAGATACATACATACATACATTTTTATGCGATACTCGCGAGAGGGTAATTTTGCCCTTTCCTAAAAAGAGGTATCAACAATGAACTTATTACTTGAAAGAAAGCGCGGCGCAAGTATCACAAGCGTTCGCGACACTATTCGCTGGAACTTAGCGAGGTCTCGCTCGTCTCGTCGGTCTTACTGGAACGGCTCGAGGTATCTGGAACAATCTCAACGCATGGACGCGCTCGGCAAAGCGTTACGCGACGCACTACTCAACGCGGACGCGGACGAGGCTTTAAACGCGTTACGCGATTACGACGACATTCGCGGCGATTACACCGAGTGGACTGAATGGCTCGAGGTAAAGTTTGGCGGCAATTACTTTAAGTGCTACGACTGCGACGAGATTGGCTATAGCGACGACTCTTACAATGTCGAGGACGATTACAGTGTGTGCTCTTGTTGCGTGGACAATTACTACTACTCGGAGCGGAGCGGCTACTACTCTAACAACTCGGACGAGGACGACGACGAATACAACGACGACGGCTATGACAATATTGGCTCGTATCATTCCAGTCGTCGCAAGCTCGGACATATTCCATCCAGTTACGACACTCGTAAGCCGCGTATTCTTTTAGGGCTCGAGCTCGAGATGGAAATAGGTCGCGACTTTGACCTTGACGATAAGGCAGGTCAAATACTGGACGCGATTGGTCATTACCATTCGCCGCTTAGTAAAACCGATTACAAGTATTGTTGTCTTGAAAACGACGGCTCGCTTACACGCGGCTTTGAGATGGTTACGGCCTACACCGGCCTTGATGTTCATGCTCAACAACTCTCGTTTTTTAAAAATCGTTTTGTCGGTGCTAAGTCTCACAATACAACGACTTGCGGCTTGCATATACATATCTGTAAAGCCGACATGAGTATGCTCCACGCCGCCAAAATGATTTTGTTTATCAACGACGAAAAGAATTCAAAGCTCGTCAAAGCATTGGCGCGGCGCGACGCAAGCGGCTACGCTAAATTTCAAAATAAGCAAAACGACAAGCATTGGCTCAAGGACGCTCTACGCGGCGGCTCTAAAGCGGATAAATTGCGTCATCTAAACAATGACCGATATGAGGCTTTGAATTTTCAAAACGACAAGACAATCGAATTTCGCTTGTTTAAAGGAACGCTCAAATACTCGACGATTATGGCTTGCTTGGAATTTACTTATGCGTCATGGCTTTTTTGTCGCGACACTTCTCAAGCGCAACTCTCGACGGCTAATTTTCTCAAATACATCTGTTTAGAAAACAATCGCCGCGATACTGTTTTTTTACGCGCGTATCTGGTCGAGAAGGGTTTTACTTTGCCATTTACCAGTAAGCCGCGTCCAGTCGCTTTCGGCGGCTCTCTCACAATCTCTAACAACGAGGAACTTTAATCATGTGTTTACTTATCACTCAATCGCAACACTCGCCTAAACTCTCGGACGCATGGCTCGAGGACTTTTACGATTACAACTCGGACGGCGTTGGCGTTATGACAGTCGTTGGTTCGCAACTGGTAATCGAGAAAGTATTACCAAAAAACGCGCAACAATTTATCGCTTTTTATCGCGAGCATATCGAGGGTCGCGACTGCGCTTATCACTTGCGTATGCGGACGCATGGCAATACCGACTTAGAAAATTGTCATCCGTATGAGATATTAAGCAAGGACGAGCATGGTCTTGACTTATGGCTCATGCATAACGGCGTTCTTTCTACTGGCAACGCCGCCGATACCAGTAAGAGCGACACTTGGCACTATATCCGCGATTACTTGCGTCCTATGCTTACCAGTAACCCTGATTACGCTTTCACTCAATCGTTTTCGGACATTGTTGGAACGCATATCGGCGCAAGCAATAAATTCGTTTTGATGGACAACTTAGGACGGCTCGCCGTTGTCAATCGCTCGAGCGGCGTTTACTGGGGAGGCTTATGGCTCAGTAACACCTACGCTTGGAGCGCGACTAAAAGCGTATCTAAAACGCCGATTAAGGGTATTAAAAAACAAGCAAAACAAGTGAAAGAAAAGCCGCAACAACGCGTCCAGTATCCGCGCTATGGTTATCGGACGCCAATCGGTTACATGAACGGCTATGACTATGGCGATTACGACGACGAATGTGAGCTCGGCAATTACTACGACTATTACGACGATATTGAAATAATGCTTTCGGACTTAGCGGATAACGGCTACAGCAAAGCCGCGAGCGTATCTCTCAATACTTGTCTTGATTTTGTCGAGTTATTTGGTTTTGAGGCTTTTAACGAGGTCGCGTATATGGTTTTGGACGGCAATATCGGCGAGGACTGGTTTATTAAAGTTATGACGGACGACATAGCGGCGCGCGAGGCTTTTCCGTTTTTAACTCGTAACGAATACGACGATTACGGCGTCAATACCAGCAACTCATTCAATACGAGGAAAAGCGAATATGCAAAATAAGCCGACGCTCGACGACATATTGTGTGCCATTGTTTTAATTGTGTTTATTGTCTTATTGACTAATCTCAAGGAATGTAAACTTTAAAACAACTTTAGGACGCTTTTAAACCCGCTACGGCGGGTTTTTTTGTATCTACTGATACCGACATATCAAAAAGAATAAAAACTGCTATACGGCTTTTTTAAGCGGCTTAAAATTGAATTGCTTGATACTACAAGGGTTACAAGGTCAAAAAAGCAGCTTGAAAAGCTCGTAAACCCTTGATTTTATTAAATAAATTTTATTTGATATTTTGATTATTTATTAAAATATATTATTTGATTATCTCTAAATAATTGATTTTATTATATTTTTTTAAATTTTTTTTATTTTTTTGGCCAGGTTCTTAGATTTGAAACGGTCGGTAGATGCAAAAAATAGAATTTCACGCGCAAGGCGAACCAGTCGTTAAATAGAAGATAGAAATAAAATAGAAAAGTTCTACGATAGTTATACGATTCTTTGAATCGTATATAAATATATATATAACATCTATGTAACCCCTCCCGTACAAGACTTATCCACAAGTTATCCACAGGTTATCCACAGACTTATCCACAGGGGGTTTACCCTTAATTTGAATTCGTCGGTAGATGGAAAAAATAAAAAACAACATGATGTGTTGCAATACTTTCTTAATCGTTTATACTGTTCTCGTAGTACACATTTAATCCTAACTATGAGAGGACAATATGAAGCTAAAACTCAATGTTTACATTGCCGATGGGGAAACCATTGGTGATGCTATCAACGCCATGGTCAACCAAATTGGTCAAGGCCAGCAAAAAGGTTACATCGAAGAATACCCATTCTATTCGGGTAACTGGGTGATCGAGCCTGATACCACACCAAAGTATGCAGACGCGGATCTTGATGATCTATCACAAATTCCTTTTGGGAGATAAGCATGAACAATCAACAAGATTTCGCGCCCGAAGTACGCAATTCAGCCATCTGGAGTGGGGATTCCCGCAAGGTAGCCAATGGCAAAGCCGTAGATGTGATTTTGGAAAAGCAAGGTAAAAAGCCTTTGCCTGATCTTTCTCATGTCGAAGCCGTGCAGATGGGTCACACCATGCAACCGATCATTGGTCGGCTGGCACAAGACCGTTTAAAAATTGAATTAAAGGATGCCGATTATGCAATCACCCACTCCAAGCACGATTGGTTTAGGTCTCATTTTGATTTTGTTTCTGCTGATGGTTCTGTACTTGTAGAGGCAAAAAACTACAATGCTGCCGTTAGAAACAACTTTGATCCTGATACCAACCGCGTTCCTGATGCGGATTATGCCCAGCTGGTGCATGAAGCTGCTTGCCATGGCATACAAAAAATCTATCTTGCCGTGCTATTTGGCGGTCAAGAATTCCAAACTTTTGAATTTGATATTTCAGAAAGTGAAAAAGATGATCTCATTAAGAAGATGGCTGAGGTCTGGGGGTACTGCCAATCAGGCAACTTACCGCCAGCTCAAAGTATTGAGCAAACTAAGATTATGTTCCCGCAAAGCTCTACCGCAGTTGTTACTGCTACGCGTCAAGTTGAAATGGCTATCACTCAGCTTAGAGATATTAAGAATCAAATTAAGAATCTTGAGGCTGCTGAGGAGCAAGTCGAGGTAGCAATCCGCAACCTGATGGGCGAGTCTCAAGAAATACGCACCGTTGATGGTCAAACCTTAGTCACATGGAAGTCTAGCAAGTCTAGTAAGCGGTTTAGTGCTGATCTGTTCAGAAGTGCCATGCCTGACATTTATGAGCAATTTGTTGTTGAACAACCAGGCGCAAGACGCTTTTTGGTTAAATGAGAGGAGTCATTATGCAAACCGAAGTAATTAAAATTGATCCAGTAAAAGCACAACAGTTTTTAGATAGTGCCAATTATGATAACCGCCGCTTGCGTGGCTGGTGGGTGTCATCCTTAGCCAACGCCATGCGCCGTGGAGAGTGGGTCTTAACCCATCAAGGCATTTCTTTTGACAGCAATGGTCGCTTGATTGATGGCCAGCACCGTCTGGCTGCGATTGTCGATTATGGCAAACCGATTGAAATGGTCGTTTCTAAAGGGGTTGATCCTGATGCGTTTAAGGTGGTGGACTCAGGCATTAAACGCACCATATCCGATCAAACGCATTTGCACAAAAAGACCGCAGAAACGTGTCGTTTGGCGGGGTATATGGTGTTTTCTGGACGCTTATCCGTCACCGCAGATCAATGCCTTGAAATTTACAACAGCGGATTTGGGCCATTACATGATGAGCTAATCGAGTTTTGTTCTGGCACTACGCAAGTATTTTCAAGCGCGTCTGTGCGCTTATGTGCGGTGATTGCCATGATGGACGGCATTTCTAAAGAGTATGTCAAGTCGGTTTATAGCAACATGATTGCGAGAAACTATACCGATTTGCCTTCGGTCGCACAGGTTTTTGTGCGTCAAGTGGACAGTCGCAAGATTGTGATTACCAATAAATCGGAAATTTTGGTTCGGTCGGAAAAGGTCTTTAATCCTGACTATGCCGAGCACACCCGATTGCGAGGTTCACCAGCCGACATTGAGGCTACTTATGCTTATATTCGTTCTGTTTTGCGTTCAGCTATGGGGGTGTCTTATGAATAGTATGGATATAGCAGTTTGGATTATGGCGGTGTCATCAGTCATTGACACTATCTACACTTTAGCGGAGATGATTCATGTCTAATATAGTCGCATATTCAGAAATGGAACAGATGGCCACGGCGATTGCCGCGTCCGGTCTGTTTGGTATGAAGGACAAGAATTCGGTTCTTGCCTTAATGGCCGTAGCACAGGCAGAGGGCTTACACCCCGCGACTGCTGCGCGGGATTTTCACATTATTCAAGGTCGTCCAGCCCTCAAAGCTGACGCGATGCTTGCACGCTTTCAGAACGCGGGAGGAAAAGTTGATTGGAAAGAATACACAGATGATCGAGTTACAGGAGTCTTTGAACATCCTAATGGTGGCTCTCTTGCGGTTACATGGACTATTGAACAAGCTGGACGCATCGGATTGGTCAAATCTGGAAGTGGGTGGCAGAAATTTCCTCGAGCAATGCTCCGAAGCCGTTGCATTAGCGAAGGAATCCGTAGCGTCTTTCCAGGAAGTGTCACAGGATTTTATAGCCCCGAAGAAGTAGAAAGCTTTGACGACAAGCCTTTGGCTAAGACTGTCAAAGAGATGGGTTCTGTTATTCCGAATGTCGTTGATTTATCAGCTATTCCAGATGACATTGTGGACGCTGCGCTGCCGCTTTATGTTCCTGGCATGGATGAACCCTATGCAAAATACATTTGCCAAGAGGATTGGATTGATGGCTTTGCCGAAATGCACGCCAAGATTCATGAATCAACCAAATTTAGTGCAGAGGAAAAGTTCGAGAAGATCAAACAATTTAGGGCAGTAAATGAAGAATATACAAAGTCTTTTGACGGCAATACAACCGCAAAGTTCTTATCCAAACTTGCAATCCACAGAAAGGAAATCAAAAATGTCTAACGGACACATCGCCCAGATGGGCAAAGGCGTTCTCTTTATGAACGAGAAAAGAACCAGCGAGAAGTCACCTGATTGGAAAGGCACGATTTTGCTTTCCGAAGATTACAAAGCGGGTCAGGTGGTGAAGTTGGCGGGGTGGACTAAAAACACCCCAAAAGGGCAGTTAATCAGCTTATCGGAAGATAACTGGAAACCACCAGCACAAGCCGCGGGAACTTACCCTCGCGAAGTCAATGACAACGATGTACCTTTCTAAGGAGTAGATGATGAAAAAAGTAATTGCTATGATGTTGGTATTGTTGGTATCAAGTGCTTATGCAACCACCAAATGCGTGCCTGATGGGCGCGGTGGAATGTGTTGCTGGGATGTTGATAGCCAAGGCCCATGGAAACCGATTAACTGCTAATGATTCATTTGAACCTACCCTATCCGCCATCAATTAACAATTACTGGATTGCCAGCGGGCATCGTAGGTTCATTAGCCAACGGGGAAGGGATTTTAAAAATGATGTGGCAGCTTATTGCAAGGAATGGCGCGTACCCAATTACGGCGATAAACCAGTATGGGTGGACATCATTCTTAGACCACGGTCTAAAAAACTTATGGATATTGACAACTGTGTCAAACCAATATTGGACTCACTTATCGGCATCGTATATACAGACGATGTTAGCGTTCAACGCATCACTATTGAACGCGGATTGACGATCAAAGGCGGTGGTTGCACCGTCATGATTGGATTGATGGAAGAAGATGTTGTACCTCCCCAAGCCTAAATGGGGTTAGGAAGGGTGCGCCAGCCGCCCTTTTTAGGCAAGCTGGCACTTTCTAACTTTTTAAGGGGATACAAATGGAATTAACTCAAAGACAAGAAATTATCAAGTGCTTAAAGCGTGGCTGGAAATCGCCGTTAGATGCGCTCAAAGAGGCTGGCACGATGAAGTTGGCCACCAGGGTCGGTGAACTCAAGCGTGACGGCTACCTCATCTTAGACAAATGGCACGAATCTAAAAAATACAAGCTCTACAAAATTGTGGGAGAACAACAATGATTATCAAATCACCGTTTTGGCACATCCTTCAAAAAGAGATTGCCTATCGCAAACGCGTAGCAAAAGAGCATCAAAACAATATGTTTACGATTCACAAAGTGAAAAGTGACATTGTGGTCATCAAAGTACAACCAATTAAGGGAAATTATGGACAACAGTCAAATTAAAGTGTTTGTAGCAACTCCGATGTACGGCGGGATGTGCGCTGGATACTTCACCCAATCAGTACAGCAGATGCAAGCCTTGTTTACGCAACAGGGTATTGAGACTCAGTTTAGCTATATGTTTAACGAGAGCCTCATTACTCGCGCCCGTAACGCGCTTACTCACACCTTTTTGAAAACGGGTTGTACGCACCTGATGTTTATTGATGCTGATATCAAATTTAGACCTTCTGACATTTTGGCGATGCTAGAAGTGGACAAAGACATTATTTGCGGGATTTATCCCAAAAAAGAGATTAACTGGAACACCGTCAAACAGGCGATGGACAATGGTGTGCCTAATGACCAGCTAAAGCACCATACAGGCTCTTTTGTGGTTAATTTGGTTGATTACCAAGGCGAAGTGACTGTGCCTGTCAATCAACCAGTAGAAATTTTTAATGGCGGGACAGGGTTCATGCTCATCAAACGCACGGTATTTGAGCAATTAGCCGACAAAGTACCAGCGTATAGCAATGATGTAGGCGATTTGTCTGGTCAAATGCAACAAGCAGAGCAAATTCGCGAATACTTTGCAACCTCGATTGAGCCTGGCACTAATCGCTTGTTATCAGAGGATTATCATTTTTGCCGTATTTGGCGCATGAATGGCGGTCAAGTTCATGCAGCTCCATGGGCGCAGTTGTCACACATTGGCACTTACGCCTTTGAAGGGCAGTTAGTAGGTGCGCCATGAAGTACCAGTTAGGCAATCTACTGATCGAAATGACCGATCGGCATACCTTACCCTACTACCAGCAGCAACATAAGCTCTATGACCGCTTTTTGCCTCATTTAGCCAAGTCTTTGACGGGTGATGTGATTGATGTGGGAGCCAATGTAGGCGCAACCATGGCAGCCATGGCACAAGTCAATCCGCAATTAGAGTTTTTCTGTGCAGAGCCTCAAGAGCATTTCTTTGCTGCGCTGCAACAAAACAAAAAACTTGTGGAGGAGAAACTCCAAACCAAAGTGCGGTTAATGAAAAATACGATTGGGACTGTTGGTGTACCGCTGACAGGCATCATCAGCGAATTTGGCTATAAACCTGATTTAATTAAAGTCGATGTTGATGGCATGGATTACGATGTGCTCAATTCATACAAGTTTGAACAGACTCCCATGCTTTATTTTGAAGCTGACTATCAAACCGAGACGCAGTTAGAGTTGTTCAAAAAGCTCATCTATGACCTCACATTTAAGGGGTATAGCAAGTTCTTTTTGTTTGATAACTTTGGCGCGTTCATGGGGGCAGTAGAACATGACCAGACGCATCATATTGATTACTTGTTTGATTACATTTGGACGCTCAAACAACGGCGCAGCACCATGACTATCTACTACATGGACATATTGGCAGTCACGCCAAAAGACGCACTACGCGCTTCTCGGTCAGTCAACGAGTATGTAGCATAATTATTTGACGGCAGTTAAGCCGACATTCAAGGATGCAACAAGTAGGGGTTTTTTCGGCTTTCCACTCTACGAGTTACAGTTGCCAAATTGATGCCGTCCTACAGTTTAATTTTTAACCAGACGCGTTCATGAAGCCAGTACAAAGCTATCTTGGAGAACAGTTCCACAAAAGCGATGGTGACCGCAAGGTTGGCTTGACCCGTAATAATCCAAGACAACACAAAGGTGTCAATGCTGCCCGTAATACGCCAAGTAACGGCTTTGAGCAAAGACTTGTAATGACTATCGTCTGCCACGCTTTTTGGCCGTTCTCTTTGATTTGCGAAAAGCCTCTGCGGTGGGCGCGCCTTTTGCGCTTGGCGTTCTCATGCGCTCGCCTGACCCTTTACGGATACGCTCACGCTTTTTGTGGATATTGGCATAAAGTCCCGGTTTCATCTGCACCCCCATCTGCGTCTTGCGGCTTTACCGCGTTCACCCTTCCAATTTTTAGAGCGAGCACAAAATGATTTATGCCGTGGCCCTGATTTTGTTGGTGCTTTTAATTTGCTTCCTGTTGCTCGGTTGTATTTCCTTCGGCCTTTTGTGGTTAGTCCACCGCCTTGGGATACTGAAAGCTTTTCTCCGCGACCGACGGAAAGGTTAGGACCTCTTTTTCGCTCTGCCACTTTTCTTAGCCTTTCTCGCAGTAGAGAGTGCTGCTGCTACAGCTTGCTTTTGTGGGTAACCTTCTCGAACCATCTTGCTAATGTTGCGAGATACGGTTTTCTTAGAACTTCCTTTAGCTAGTGGCATTGCCAAATCCTTTCATGAACTCTAACTCCTCCGCTTGTCTGCGTTTGAGTAAACCAGCCATGTGATGACCAGCAGCCATATCCCATTTTAAAAATTCTTCAGCAGCGCCTTCAAAATCTCCAGCGTTAACTTTCTTTAGGAGTGTGGAGTGGTTAAGATTACCGCAACCACAATTGAAAGCAAAATCAACAAGTGCGTCAAATTCATCTTGGGTTAGCTCCACAGTAACTTTAGCGTTGACATCGGCTTCTGCCTTTTTAACATCTTGGCGTAAGTATTCTTCAGCTTGTTCTTGGGTTATGACCAATCCGTCAACCACTTCAGGACCAGTATGACCATAGCCAATAGTCCAAGGATCACCCCCACTACCAGGATCGGGGTAGGCACTAAGTCTGCAACCTTCAAAATGTTCTGTGAGATGTAAACCATCTTTTGAATATTCCATTATTTCACCATGAGAGAGTTGTATTTGTTAATGACATCGTTACGCTCTATTTCTGAGATTTGGCACTGTCTTGCAAACCCGATAAGAACTTCGACATCTGGTTCAAGTAATCTGAATCCTTGACTTGGTACTGTAGGGGTGGTGGATTGACCTGTTGAAAGGTCTGAGTTGTTCCGCATCCCCCTAGACTGAGCAATAAGAGCGTTATAGCGAGTTTCCAATTCATCTTTATCCTTTTGTGTTTGGATTGATACGGCAGCTTGATCTTGCACTACCTTAGTCTGCTCTGCAATAGCGTGTTCTACGGCTTCTACTTTGGCTTTTTCCTCGTAATAACCGTCAACACGATGCGTAATAAAAGCCGTGCCTAGCGCAATAGCAATGTAGAGATAAGTACTAATTGGTAGGGGGAACATTGGTTTTAGGAACTTGAGTAGCAGCTTTAGCACCGATCACAGCACCGCCACCAGTTAAGGTAGCAGCTAAACCAATGCCTAACTGGTTTAAGTCTAGTGTTGGATTGTTCATGACATGAATGATGGCGCAGATAGCAAAAGTAGAAATTGCAATAAATGCTAAAAACCGTGCCATGCAGAACATCTCTCCGCAATCTTCAGTAAATATGTCTTTTAAAAACTTCACCATTTATAACCCCATGTTAAATACCATGCAATAACCGCAGCTAAAGCAAAACAATAAAACATTACTCTGCGTACTTCTTTGAGATCATGTTGATATTCTTCATTGTCTTTTCTCTGAAGGTTCTCAATATCTAACTTGATCTTCAATACCGCATCCCACTCTTTAGCACCATACTTCTTTACAAAGTCAATCTTCAACCTTGCTTCTTCATCGGAGATCTGTTTCTTTCGTTTCCACTCCTCAAGCGCTTTAATCAGCGCTCTTTCCTTCTTTAACTCTGCTTCTCGTCTTGCCCTAATACGATCTTGGGCTTGTTTCTGCGCTACAGAAATGGCTTCTTTTTGGGCATCTTCAATGCTTGCTCCAATAATCTTGCCAGCTTCTTTACCGCTTTTATATCCTTCGCTTATCCCCTTTGCACCTGCCAAAAACCCAAATTCATCTGGCACGATTTCCTCATTATTTAGGTTCTATCCCCTTATAGACCTTTAAAGAAATCTTTTACCTTATCCCATGCTTCTTCAGCAAGGTGTTCAATTTCCGCTGGAATACTAGCAATTTGTTGTTCCAAATCTGTTACACGCTGTTTTGCTGCATCTAAATCAGCTTGCAATTTTTCTTTAATAGAGCTCATAAACCTTCTCCTGGAGTTACATAAACAGATGCGTTGGCAGCATCACCGATTACTTTTGCATACACATTTGCACTAGAGTTAACTTGTGGTCCTGTGATCACTTTATAAGCGTATGGTGGCAATGCAATGACATAGCCAGGACCATTGTCAGGCAATGCGACATTGAATGTGCTAGTAGGGTTAATCCATACATAAACTGCTGCGTTCACATCAGCGTTACTAATGTAATACTGATTAACAGGGCTATCAGCAGTAATCGTAAACACATTAGATTGTGTATTTGCAGGACCTACGGCAGCAACCTTAACGGTTTTCCCCATTGGTTGAAAAGCAATATTATTTGCCATTCGTTACCTTTCTACCTTTTTCTGGCTTGGTAGTAGCAGAATCTTTGGTGTTGTTGTTACCAGCAAAATTCCAAACAGAAACATATCCTGCTGGCATCTTTCCAGTTAATGAAGTGTTGATACCGCCAATAGAGCCATCACGAGGCAACTGTGGGCGTACAGACTTAGCAATCTGTTGATTGTATTCGGTAGGTCTTTTATGGGGTTGACTGCCTTGGCTACCCGTTGTTTTCGGTTTGAGGCTCATGTTTTGTCCTTTCTTTGACATTGACTATAAGGTAACAAAATACTACGAATATGGCTAGTGTTGTCACCCTTTCCCACATGGGATTCCACATTGTCCAGCCGCACATGACGCTGGACGCTATGAGAGCCAGTATCGTAATCAAGCGGTCTGAGATGATTTTTAACGCTAGGCGAATAAGAGTGATTGCATCCATAATTGATCCCCGTAAAAGTTAAACAATTCATAGTTTAACCCTCATCATCATCTACTGCAATAAAGCCACTACCCCATTCGTCATCACTTATTTTTTGCTTAAGTTTCTCAATATTAACGGCGCGGTCAATCACCTTACACTTGTCTGTAAGCGAATAAGAGTCATCAGCCATGACTTGTACCAGTAAAGCGTTGACGGCTGCTTCTAACTCGGGATTTACGCCTTTTGATTTCTTGCTCATTGTCCGCCTACTTTGTTTGCAAATGGTAAGCCCATGCTTAATCCCAAGGCTCTAGCCAACTCAGGATTCGTTAATACTCCTAAAATGGATTTAGGATCAATTCCTTGTAACAACGCTTTTTTAACGGCATCTGAATACAAAGCTGCTTGTGCCGCTCTATTGCCAGCAAGCACTCCAGCCGCGCCCAATGGGCCACCAAACAATAAACCAGCACTAGGCGCGCCATAACCCACTACCGCTGGAATAATCTTTGCGCCAGTAGCTGCTGATAGAGGTTCGCCTTTAACTTTTTGCAAAAGAGCCAATTCTTCGGTTGGCAACATCTCGCGCCCTGGCTTTTGTGCTTGAAAAACTTGTGGCCGTCTGCGGTTTACTGAGTCATACAGCTTGGCAATCGACAAGCCACCATCAGGTGTTAAACCTTTATGGCGAGCAGCATCATATACATCTTGATAAACGGTATATTGTTTACGCAAGGCTTTGAGGTTATCAACAATTGCTTTAGTCTTTTCTTTGCCTTCTTCTGCCGCTAATTTGCGCATTCTTTCCGACATGAAAGTTGTATATTCTTCTGTAAATCCAGCGGGTTTGACAGTTCTTTCAGCTGATTTATCGACTGCGCGTTGTAAGCTATAGAGCAAGCTAGCTACGGCATCATCAGACGATTCAGCTGCGTATTGACCAATAATGGAACGAATTTGGTTATATTCTTCTCCAGAAATATTACCTTCAACGCCTTTTAACAAACCAATGAGTTTTTGCGCTTTAGGCACATTTTGAAAAGTGGTGGTAATAAAGTTTTCGCTGGCAATATTGAGCAAATCTTTTTGCAATTGCTTGTCAAAAGTGACAACAGTATCTTTTAAAACATCGTCATAACGGGATTTTAAAGCGTCTTTTGCTAAACCTAAGACTTGTTCGTTGATTTCTTTGCCGTTATAACCCATGGCTTTTAGGGCTACTTCTGCAATCTTATCTTCATTAGTTTCGTTAATTTTTTTAACTTGGCCAGCAGTAAACGGAATATAACTAAATAATCTGTCGGCTGCTTTAAATGTTGGATTTCCTGTAATTTCGCCAGGAGTCAATTTAATGCCATATTTGTCGGCAATATTGACTAACATACGGCGAGATTCTGATAAATCACCGAGCTTTTCTAATTGTTTGCCAATCACCGTTGCGCCAGCTTCACCCGCTGCGCCTGTGGCCATGCCTAAAGCACCTCTAGCACCCGCTTTTTTGTACATACCTTCGGTCTCTGGCGTTGCTTTAACACCAGCTTGTACACCGCCAATGGCTGCTTGTTCTGCCAAGCGTCTTTTTAATGGAACAGAAACACCTTTAACTCTAGCTACATCAACGCCTAATTTTTCAGCAATTCTTTTTTTAAGTGCAGCTTCGCTACCTTTTAATAAACCAATTCCTTCACCAGCACCACCAAGAGCAAAGAATTCACCAATATCACCCGCAACTTCACCCGCGCCCGTAGCAACAGGGTACTGTTTTTTGTACCGTTCAAGTTCTGCGGTCTGTTTTTTAGCAATATCCGTTCCAACTTTACCGCCTGTGGCCAGTTGCGCTGCGCCTACCGCTGTGCTCACAGGACGGCTGACCGCGCCCACACCAAACGCTTCTAGTGGTGTTGTTTCTTTAATCTTGGCTACTTTTTGTCCTGGACGACCAAATGCCGCGCCACCTTCGGATGTAGCAAAAGTGGTTCTTTCTGGCGTAATGTCCGCAAATGGGTCATCACTCGCTTTAATGTCGGCAAATGGGTCTTTATCCATTACAACTCCTGACCAGTTAAATCTTTAAATTTAGCGCGTACTTTTTCTTCGGTAGCGGGATCTTTAGCAATTTTTGCTTTAGCTTGAGAACGATATTTGTCCACTTGTTCTTTGGGAACAGATTCTGCTGGTGTTGTTTCACCTCTAGTTTCTGCTCTAAAGCTAGGTTGCAACGGTTGATCCATCGTTGAAAATTTAGACTTGATTGCACCACCCGCTTTGGAACGCTCTGCATAGATTTCTGTTTCTTCGGCAATCAGGTCGTACATTGAACGCAATTTGCTTTGTATAGTATCAACCGTATCTTTTTCTGTAGGAATAAACGGTTGCGCTCTTGCCCATTCTTGTACGGTAACGGTTGCACCAGAACGGTCTTTAAGCTTTTTGGACATTAAATCAGCTAATAAAGCTTTAGTTTGCTTGGCTCGATCAGATTGATACAACTGAGAAACATCGCCAGGAACACGACCAACAACAGGACCAAACACACTTGCTTCATTTTTACCAACCCAGTCAACCATGCGAGATAGGTCTGAAAGGTTTTGAGCCAAAGTAATGTTGCCTTGCAACTCTGCTTCCATTTTAGGAGACAGTTTTCCACCAGCCCCCGCTTTCTTTTCAATTTCAGCTTCAATTTTCATAAGACCATCATTAAGCTTAATCAAAGCATCAAATTGCGCAGCGCGGGTTTGTGCAGCTGCTACGCCAGGATATTTGTAAGCCATCTCTTCGGCTTTTAAATACGCGGCTTCTTTGTCGTATGGTGCTAATTCAAAGTATTCTTTTAAATCTTTATCTAAATCTGCGCGAATCTGCTTGATGCGGCTAAATTCTTTGTCAAATGTGGCCTTTTCTTTTTCGTACAAGTCTTTGCGACCTTGTTGCCAACCTTGCAACATACCACCCATGGCATTTAGGGCATTAACAGAAGATAGTTTGCCTGACCCACCTAAGGCTACGCCCATGGTAGCAACCAAACTAAATAAACCGCCTAAAGAAGCAGCATTATCTTGTGTAGGGTGAAACTCAGGATAAGGATACTCGGCTTCTTTTGCTTGTTTTTCATCAACTTTTTTTGATAATTTTTGAAAAATATCTTCCGCAGCCTTGCCTTTTTCTTGTGCCATGATTTGTTTTGGCAACAATTCTGCTTCCGTTTTGGCTGCAGCCGCTTTAGGAATGAGCTCTCTTTGCTCTTGGGCAATTTGTCGAAAGCCACCACCCTTGCTAATTGGCAAAGTTTCTAATTCAGTATTTAATGGATCAGCCATTATTGAACCACCCTAACAGTTTGTGGAGTACCTAAACCACCCCCGCCAGCTGCAATTGCGGCTAACTGAGAATAGAAGCTGGTCGTGCTTTGTTGTAACTGTTGGTCTAATTGTAGGCCAGAACGGATTGCACCTAAAGAAATTTGATCGCCAATATTCATGACATTAAGGCCATAGGTGTATTGGTTATTGAGCAAAGTTTGATACAAGTTAGCCATTTGATTAGCCGCTTGTTGCGCACCAACACCACCACGCTGGGCAATACCTTGGTTAATTTGGGCTTGCGCTGCTTGATAGGCTTGTTGGCTTTGCGGTGTTAATTCACCACGTTGGGCTTGCGCTACTAATTGCTGACCCTGTTGTTGATAAGGTTGTGCAATCGCTTGTTGTTGTTGAGCGGCTGCTTGGGTTTGGGCTGCGCCTTTACGCGCTTGACCAGCACCAAACAATCCTAAACCACCCGCAAGTCCAAGGCGCGCTAACGCTTCTGGAGTAGCCAATTTTCCTAATGATGCTAATACTCCCGTATCTTTAGGAGTGGGAGCTGGGCCTTCTAATTGCGCAGTTCTTAAAGCTTCTTGGCCAGCACCAGCGCCTAGTCCAGGGGCAACGGTTGGAACTGTTAATCCTGTTTGTGTTGGCGGTGGAATAAGCGTTCCAACTTGTTGTTGTGGAGCAGCTGATAATCCAAAATCAGTACCAGTTGTTCCTGGGCGCGTAGCTTGGAAAGAGTAGCCGCCTGTTGTGTCTGTGCTAGGTTGTGCGTAAGCCTGTTGGTTATATTGTTGTTGAACTTCTGGGGCAGCATATTGAATTGGAGGGCCAGCTTGTTCTGGGGCTGGTGTGTATCCTAATTCGCTATAAGTAGGACCTGTAGGTGCAAATTCATCATCAAACTCAGGCAAACCTGTGTCAGGGTTAGTTGTTCCAGAACCACCTCTGCGTTTTAAAAGTGCAGCTTCTCTAGGAGTAATGTGAGCAAGCATGGTGTCATTGCCGCGACCTTTAGAACGCAATAATTCCGCCAACGCTGGCAAATCCATTTTTAAAGCTTTATCAATAGCCATTATTAGCTCCCTGTTTCATCTTTAGTCCGTAATGATGCGGTATTCCACACATTACGAGTATCTTTTTCGCCACCACCAATATTAACTGGTGGGCTAATATCTCCACCACCTAAATTTAATGCTTGTGCAATCGCTTGGCTACCTGGAGTTGTTCCTGGTTGTCCTGTTGTCAGCGTGCTTGATGGTGGTTGTCCAGGAGCTTGTGAACCGCCTTGTGAAGATTGGGAAGGGCTAAATAGATTGGCCACATTTTGACCAATAAATGCGCCACCTAAAGCTCTAGCTAGACGATCCGATTCTGTGGGCGTAGAACCGTCTGTAGTGCCAAATATTCCTTGGGTTAGACCAGCGGTAGCACCGCCAATTTCGGCTTGCTTTGTCGCGTTTTGTAGGTTTGAGCCAGATAACTCTGCTTTGGTAAATCCGCTGGTAGCACCACCAGCAGTAGAACCTAAAACGGATGAGCCTGTTTCGCTGCCAACTGCGCCACCAACTTCTGAGCCTACCGCGCCTGATACTGCACCTACGCCAGCAGCTTCTAAAATTTTTGCGGGATCACCTGATTTTTGGGCTTCTGTAATTGCGCCAGATGCCGCGCCCGAAGCAGCTGCTCCAACCGCAGTTAAAGTAGATACGCTATAGCCAGCAGCAACGGCTTCGATTGAGTCTCCATAACCTAATATGGCTGCACCCATCTCAGGACCAGCAACCACAGAGGCTACTACGGCCACAATAGGAATCACTACTGGCGCGATTTCTTGGACTGCTCCACCCATTACAGTTTCCCTTCTTTTTTCAAATCTTCTGTTAATTTTCCAACAGTAATACCAATAGACAACAACTCATAATCTACGCCACCTTGCTTGACCATATCTGGCGTAATCAATTTTTGTTTTAACGCCATTTGGATTGCCATTGGATACATTTCTGGCTTTCTTAACGCTTCTTTAGCGTATTTTCCCGCGTTAATCAACTCTTGTGGGTTTAATTTTGCAGTTTGAATCACTTTTAACAAACGCTGCTTGGCTTGCTCAACCTCTGGGCTTGCTTTTGACTGACCTTTTTGCGACACCAAATTCATCACATCCTTGTTGATTGGTTGTGTTTGTTGCGGTGCAACATTTTGTTTTTGCTGGGGTGAAGGAATATTTGTCATGATAGGTTCAGCGCGGCGGCGATTTGTTGGTGAATGTAAAGGTGAGAAGCGAGCCAATCGTAGAAATCTG